CTTTGGTTTCGATCTTTCAGATATGACAGATGAAGAACTAGAGCAAGGAGCAAGAAACGCGGCAAAGGAAATATCAAAAGTAGCGTTTACAGTTGACGAGGTTAAACAAGCGTGTAAAAGGTTATCAGAAATAAGCACCAACAGAATTGACAATAGATATGAAAAACAGAGGTAACAAGTATGAGATTAGCGCAGAATCTTACGAAGAACAAGACAGACAAGACGTAAGAACACTAATAGTATTTTCAATAATATTTAGCGCGTTAATAATAACTGCAATTGCAATTATAGGCTACGCGGTAGCGGAAAATAGAAAGATCGACAGAATCGACAATAATCAACATTAACCAAATATTAGTATCTTAGTAGTATCTTAGTAGTATGGCAGCACCTAAAACAGAAGTTGTAGAAATATCAACAGTAAAACCAAACGAGGATAACCCAAGACAGATAAAAGGTGACAAGTTTCAAAAGCTAGTTCAATCAATCAAGGAGTTTCCCGAAATGCTCAAAATACGCCCTATTGTAGTCAACGAAGAAATGATAGTGCTTGGTGGCAACATGAGATTACAAGCGTGTAAAGAAGCGGGTTTAAAAGAGATACCAATAATTAAGGCTAACAACCTCACAGAAGCCCAACAACGAGAGTTTATTATTAAAGACAATGTAGGGTTCGGAGAATGGGATTGGGACGTTATAGCGAACGAATGGGATGTTGAAGAAGTAGAAAAGTGGGGTTTAGATATTCCTGTGTTCGATGATCCGATTGAATTAGAAGCAGAAGAGGATAATTACGATATTCCTGACGAGTTAAAAGTTGATGTTGTTTTAGGTGATTTGATCGAGATAGGTGAGCATCGGTTGCTGTGTGGAGATAGTACAGATTCAGATCAAGTCGCTAGGTTGATGAATGGAGAGAAGGCTGATATGGTTTTTACTGACCCACCTTATAATATAGACTATCAAGGAGTGAAAGACAAAAGAGATAAGATCGCAAACGACAAGATGAGTAACGAAGACTTTACTCAGTTCTTATATGATTCGCTTAACATAGAATGTGATACGTTTTATGTTTGTTGTTCTTGGCAGTACAGTCATCTCTTTAGAAACGCACTAGAGAATCTGCAAAAGCCTGTAAAGTCATTTATTATATGGGATAAGGTAAACCCCGCGCAACACTTAGATAAGTACTTCAAACAACATGAAGTTATATTATACCACGGAAAGTTTGGAGGGCAGAAGACGTTAAGAGGTGATGTATGGCAAACAAAAAGGGAAAGAAATACAATGCACCCAACAATGAAACCAATCTCGTTAATAGCGATGGCGTTAAATGATAATGCAGACAAGGAAATTGTGTATGACGCTTTCTTAGGGTCGGGAAGCACTATGGTGGCATGTGAGCAATTAAAAAAGAAATGTAGAGGTCTTGAATTGTCAACCAAGTTTTGCCAAGTAATAATCAACCGAATGCACAAGTTAGACCCTTCACTAACTATTAAGATTAACGGAACACCTTACACTCCCATAAATGAATAATTATGGCATACGACAAAAAGAAAATATTCGAGCAAGCTAAAACAGCTATTGAGGAAAACAAACTCTTTTTCATTGACGACGTTGTTGCATTTCTACCAATAGCACGAAGCACTTTCTACGATTGGCAAATGGACAAATCGGATGAGCTAAAGGGATTATTAAATGATAACAAGGTTAAAATAAAATCCTCTATGCGCTCCAAGTGGTACAAGTCACAGAACGCAACACTACAAATGGCGTTAATGAAATTGATATGTACAGACACAGAGCGTAAGAAGTTATCTATGACATATACGGATATGACGGTAGAGGATAAGCGCATGACCCCCGAAGAGAGAGCCGAGAAATTAGCAGAACTCAAAAGAATAGCCAACGAGAAGGAAAAGTAGTGTTTTTCTGGAAACATTTAGTAAATATTTATAGGTTTCATTCTTAATCACTTAGAGAATAAGGTGTAAATATTTATAAAATAATTATACTAAAAGTTTGGAGAAGTGAATAATTGTCGTATCTTTGAATCAACAAACAAACAGAGATATGAATATTACACCAGCACAATACGACGAATTAAAAGCAGTAAAGCAGTCAGTTTCAAGATTTGAAGCACAAGCACAAAAGTTAGTTCCTGTTTTACAAAATGAATTCGAACTAGGGAACGACAAGAAAGTAGACGAATTAGAGGTTGCTATTAACTACGCTTATGCACAAGCTGACAAGATGATTGTTACACAAGCGAAATCAATGCACATCCAACCGATTGATGTAGTAAGTCTTATTAATGACTTGGACAACGCTAAGAAATACGTAGCATAACCAACAGCCCTTCGGGGCTTTAACCTTTAAATTTAGAGATATGATTTATTTGACAATTTTAAACACAGCACTGATAGCCTACATTTACCTATTACGCTCAGATTACTTTTTTAGACTTGAAAACAATAGAAGCAATAAAGGAACCTACATTGGTACAAGTTTTTCTTTATGGACTGGAGACAGGAAAACTTCGAGCGGACTTTATAAGATGCTAATTAATATACGTTTTAGGAACTATAAAAAAATTACTCTACAAGAAGATGCGGATAGGCTTATGAGGCAATCAGAACACAATAAAAGATACTCACTTAATGCAATATTCAGCTGGTATAAAACACAAGAAGAGGTTGATCTCTTTAATAAGTACTACCGAAAAGTAAATCCTGAATTGGTAGATGAGTTAGTTTCTAAATTTTACAATCAAACTTTAAACACCTAACCAATGGAAGCACTAAACGCCTTAATAGAGTTGATAACTAAATTGTTTTAGATGAACGATAATGTCGTAATACTCACACAAGGAGAAAAGCACGAGGTCTGGGGATCGCTCAAACGCCTATGTACTGCGCACAAGATCAGCTACAACTATCTCAAGGCTAAGAAATACCCATTTGTTTATCGTGGTGTTACCTTTGAGCGAGTGAAGTTTAGTAAATTAGGAGAAGTAAAGTTTTAGATATGGAAGAAGAAGTAAAAAAATGTTCACAATTAATAAGTAAACTTTACTCCACTAAAGATGGAGGAGTTGGTGGTTATGGGCATATAGTTTTTGATGATTTAAACTTTGAAAATGAAGTTATAGAGTGGTGCATAAAAGAAGCTGAAAAAGGTGAATATGATTTCATTTGTGAAGAAGCTAGAGTTGCGTCATTAAACGCTTTAAAGTCGGTATTATCATTACCTGTAAAATACAGATTCAAAGCTGTTAGTAATAAATGAACTACGACAACCTCACAGATGAACAGTTAGCAACCCTTTTAAGACTAGAAAGGGAAGAGTTGTATTATCAGCGACTTCAAAAGTTGTCGAATCCAACAAAAGAAAACGCAAGCCCTAACTATTTAGCCTTACACGATGCAATTAGTACTCAGGTATGGGGGAAGGATGAAGACGGGTTGCCAGTGCTTGAGTCAGGTTATGCGGGGTACATACTAGAGGGGTCTAGTCGTTGTTTTGACGGATCGCAATTAGTAGTAACAAATAACGGTAGCAAACCAATACAGGACATTAACCAATCAGACGAAATACTTACGTATAACGAACGAACGGGAGAGAATGAGTATAAACCCGTGCTAAACAAGCTAAAGTTCACAGGAAACGAAAAGAAGTGCGTTAAAATCACCATGAAGAGTGGATCAACAATAAAATCCACAGAGGATCATGAGTTTTATCATAATGGGGAATGGTTGCCTATATCCAAAGCGTTATCAAGCGGTTGGTTAAATAGTAAATTACCCGATTGGGAGTCATACGAAGAAATAGAGTTAGATTGTGTTTACGACTTGTCTATCCAAAGTAATAACAATTACTATTTAGGCGTAGATGGTAAGCAAATATTAGTACACAACAGCACGAAAACTTGGGCGGGTGTTGATATTATCATTTGGCTATGTACGGAGCGACACGCAAAAGACGGTTGCACAATTAACATCTACCGTGAAACGTACAATGAATTCAAGACAACGCTATACGACGATTTTAAGCGTAGGTTAAACGATTACGACTTAGATAACCCATTTGAACGCAAAGACGAGGTTAAATCCTTCAAGATTGGTAAATCAAAGATACATTTCTTGGGTGACGGTAAACATGGGGGAGGTTGTGATTACGCATTCTACAATGAAGCAATGTTTCTTCGTAACGAGGTTTTCGATCAGTCAGAAATGCGTTGTAGAAAGTTTTGGTGGATGGATTACAACCCATCATTTACTCAACACTGGGTATTTGACAAGGTAGAGCCTCGACACGATGTAGGCTTTTTACGTACAACATTTAGAGATAATAAATTCATTTCCGCTACTGAGTTAAACAAGATACTAGGGTACGAGCCTTGGAAGTCTGGTAGCTATGAAGTAACTCCTGACGGTAGGCTATTATACCAAGGGCGACCGATAGACAAAAAGAACCAACCACCACCACACGAAAAGAACGTAGAGCAAGGAACGGCTGACGAGTTTATGTGGAAGTGTTACGGGCTAGGTCTACGCGGTGCAATGAAGGGTGTAATACTTACAAATGTTAAGTACATATCAGAAGATGAAGTTCCTCAAGGATTAGCCTTTACCGTTGGCGTAGATTATGGTTTTGTTTCTGATCCATCAGCTATTGGAGAATACGCTAAAAGAGGTAAGAAAGTGTATTTTCGTCCTAAGTGGTACACACCTACCGAGACGGCATCAGAAATGGATAAGGCTTTAAAGTTCTGCGGTATCAAGAAGAACACACCGATAACTGGCGACAGTTCAGACAGGTACACAAGCGAAAAGAAAGGCACTACACAGATGACTAGGGAATTATTCGCTATGGGGTGGCGTAACATTCACAAGGTGTCAAAGACGAAGGGTTTAACGTACTGGCTAACTGACTTAAAAGAATACGAGATTAACATCATTGTAGACAAGACAGCACCCATTGACACTCACGAAGGAAAGATGTACAAGGCTATAAAGACAGAGGTTGACAATTACAAGTGGGATGAAGTGAACGGTATTCTAATAAACCAACCTATTGACGACTTCAACCACTTTATCGACTGCATGAGGTACGCACACATGGCGCGTAGACAAGTTCTTTAACCATTCACCACGTATAACCACCGTTTATCACAATAGTAGATAATATATTGAATGGTTTAAGTAGATTTGAAGAAAAAGAGATATGAGAGAAATATTATTTAAGGCGAAACGCGCAGACGGTCAAGGATGGGTGTTTGGTTGGTTTTTTATAGAAATGACAGAAGATGGTACGGAGTCGAGAATATAAAACCTTGACGGTGTTTTTTCAGTTGACATTAGAACTCTTTGCCAATTCATAGGATTAACCGTAGGAAGCACAAAAGTATTTGAGGGTGATGAAGTAACCTATGAAGACTGGGACAGAGAAGCAGAAGATTATTTTAGTAATTCAGGAGTAGTCGAGTGGTGTGAAGATACACTTTCGTATCAGTTCACAAATCGTTTAAGCGTCGAAATGGAAGAAATTGATCACAAACACACATTTTTAAAAGGAAACATTCACGACAACACAACCAAATAAAAAGAGATTATGAGTAGAGAAAAAGTAACAGAAATCACAATCCATCAAGAAGGCGTTAAGATTGAATACAACAGCCTAGGAAGGATTGTAAAGCACACTACTAGACATGGAGCAGAGTTAAATTGTATTATGCCTGAAAACTGGGCAGACACGGCAGTATTTCAATTCATGGACAATCTAAAACAATTAACAAATAAGTTATGAGTAATTGGATAAAAGTAGAGGACAGACTGCCTGAGTATGGGTGTTACATTGTTTGTCTGAAAAATAAAGCGGTTATGGAAATGCGCTTTACGGGCTTAATGAATAGTCCCCGTTGGTTTAGCCTTAACACTAAAGATGGATGGCAAGAATGGAATCCTGTTACCCACTGGCAACCATTACCACAACCCCCAAAAGAATAACCTATGAAAACAAGAGAAGAGATACAAGC